TATCAGTTGTATCAGCAACACTTTTAATTAATTGTCCGGCAACTTCATATGCTCTTGGACTTCCCCCTTCACCTGCAAGTTCCATTATCCCATTAATTGCTTCTTGACCCTTTTCAATCAAAGAATATAAGTTGGCACGAGTATATTCATAGTCCTTTCTTATATCATTTTTTTCTTCTGGTCTGTGCCTTTCAATTTTTGCCGATGCATCTTCAACTTTTACAATACTACTTTCCACGTTCAATGCCTCATCGAGTTTTTCAAAACCATTAGTCATATTAATTTACTCAAATATCAGTTTTTAAAGTTGGACTAAACTCTCTAGAATCTGTATATGAGAATAGTGATTCATTGAATCCAAAATCATCATCAACATCAACAAGAGCATCATCTGCTGCAGTTAGTAGATCAATCTGAGCACTCTTGAGATGTGATTCAATAGTTGATCCATTATATCCTCTCAAAACAATCAATTGATTTGAATTTGGTATCTCTTTAACGTACATAATTTCGTTATCTATGATTATTCTACCCCCAACTGCAAATCCTGAAGTATCATTAACTCCAATAAGAGTTGTTGTTTTTTCTATGTCACCTGATAATTGTGAAGTGTTGTCATTAGTATAGTCTTTGAGTGCTTTTGGAGTTGCCGTATATCTCAACTCTCTTCTACTATTGGTGGCAGTATCTGCATAATAGTCAACTTGAACTTTCCTAATCAAACCATCTGTAGAGTCTGCAATAGGTCCGAATAGATAAGTTTTTGCTGTAAAAGTTAGTGTATATATTAACGCTCTTCTTGTTGAAAAATCTCCCTCATAATCATCTTGAAAAGAAATATTATCTAACACAATTGGAACATCTCTTTTTTCACCAATAGACTCTATAAGATTTATAGTGATATTAAATCCTGGTTGAAAAAATGGTAAAATTTGTTCAATTATTTGAAGAGCATCATCATTTATCTTGCAAAGTATATTAAGTTCAAATCCAATATTATATGGAACTGGGAGAAATACTTTTTTTAAATTAGTACCATCAGATGCTTTAAAAGTTTGGGTTACGCCAGCTTTTCTAGATGAGTCATATTGAAGAGAATTCATTTCAAATGACATTCTTGGAAGACTCATTGCAACAGCTTTGTTTAAATCTGGCTGCTGTTCAATTCTTGCCAAAAACTTTTGAACTGGACCATAGGCAATAGGAACTTTGAGATCAGTTAGGTCAGCACCATTTTTATCTTGGTGCCTAATATGAATATCATTAAACAATGTACCAAAACCTATTACAGTTTTTCTGATAATCTCGTGGTAAAAATAAGTTCCTAACATTTACTAATAATTCCCAAATGGATTAGACTCTGTAAAATCTAAGAGGTCATCTGCTTCCTCTTCTATTTCATCATTCTGAGCATATTTATCATAAGTATCATCATGTGTATAATTTTTAACTGTATACGTTGCAGAAGAAATTGTTCCAACTAGTGTTTCTCCAGGTAAGAATCCAGCAGTTGTTGATCCAATTCCAACAAATGAAATTTTGAGAACTTTTGTATCCTGATCCCAGGATTTAACTCTTGCCGTAGTATTGGATGTTTGCCCAGTAATTACTTCATTAAATACGAATGTTCCGATTCCTGTAATTATTGAAGGATTGCCAACCGTTGCTGATGGAACAGCAGACGCCGAATATCCATATCCAGGACTTACAAATCTTACGGAGCTTATTCCATTCGTTGAATTATTAATAGTAACAACTGCCGTTGCTGTAGATCCAACACCAATAGGTCCAGTAAACGTTATGATTGGTGCGGTTCCTGCATAACCAGATCCAGGATCATCAATTACAGATCTAACAATTCCATATGAATTAGTATTGATACCACAAGTTGCTATTGCACCAGATCCACCACCACCGATAATAGAAATTGTTGGTGAAACAGTATATCCGGCACCAGCATTTGTCAGTAATATTTCTTTTATAGAGTAAACACCAGCACGTACTGTTGTAATTGCAACAGCAGACGCATTATGCAAAAGATTACCTGATGGTGATGTTGAAATAGCTACAGTTGGAACAGATGTATATCCACTACCATCATTTGTAAGAGTGATTTCTTGTATATAACCAGTTCCTATAAATGGTGTTACTTGTGCAGTAACCCCAACACCAATCAAATTCAAAGTAGTAATAAATCCTTCTTCTTGAATTTGTGAATCAATTTCATAAACAGAAGTATCAATAACTTCATCCTCATATTCAAATAGTTCACATTTTAATTCATAGACATATAATTTTCCTAGTTGATAAAATGGTTGCTCATGTTCTACAAACTTTACTTCAAATAATCTTTGTCCTAAAGGAAAATAAACTAGATCACCTTCTCTTGGTCGAGTTGAAAGTTCAATTTCATATTCGTCACCTTGTGCGCCAAGAAATGGGGATATAAAATCTTCAAATCTTTCTTTGGAAATAGTCAAAGTAACTTCGTCTCTTAAACTCATTCCAAACTTTGTTAAAATATCTCCACCACCAGCGTATCCTTCATAAGTATTAACATATGCTTCAATAGCATAATTGTCATCAAATCTGGATGCCTGCACTTCCTCAATGATGGTTTTTTTATTAACAAAATTTCTTGGAATATAAATGATTTCAACACCAAACATTTGAAGGTGTTCATTAATTAAACTTTGAACAAGTCTCTGTTCGCTTGGAGATCCTTGTAAGAAGAAGGGATTAAGTGCCATTATCCAATAAAGTCGTAAGGTGGTAATTCATAATCCATACTCATTCTTTCGCGGATAGACTCCAACTCCCTTTCCGCATCTTCATATATTTCTCTACCATTCAATTCAACGCCGCCAGGAAGTTTAACTCCTCTAAACTTGATAAGATTTTGACCCCACTGCCTCTTCATTAGAGCAGTCAAATATTTTTTTAAGAAACTGTCATTATATACATTTGTAAAATTATTAGGATCTAAAATTCTATAACAATCAATAACAAAAAAATTATTTTCTGATTGTGCTCCCCAATCGATATCTAAATATAGTCTATTTTGTCTCTTATTAAAACGAACTTGTTTATCTGTTGTTAAAAGAAAATCGATATCCTCTAGATACGATTTAACCATCGAATATTGTAATAATTCAACAGAATTAAAATAATATAAATCGTTAAGAAATAATTGATACTTAATACTGAACATTCCACCAGATATAGAACTAGTATCAAACTTAAATATTTTTTCGATGCCTATTACGGAATCGGGAACTTGAATATAATTTGAATTTTCGTAGAAGTTAAAAGTCTTAGTTCCGTATGAGGTGGTAGAAATTCCCGTCGTAGTTACAATACCGGCATTTGAGGTAAAAGAACCCCCATTATATTTTGCTGTACCCCTAGTAATATCATCAGCACTAATTTTATACTTAAGAAACATTCTTTCGACACCATCAAAGTGTCTTTCGTGGAAATATTGAAGGGCATCATCAACTAAATCGTCAATTTGATCATCATCGATGTTTATTTCCAGTACAGGAGCACCCAACCTCCTAAGGCAATAATCAATTAGAGACTGTCTGCTATTTGGTTTTGCCATTTTAATAAGATCCTCCGTCTAAAACGCTTGTCCAAACTGGTACATTTGAAGCGTTTGTTGTTAAAACATAATTAGAAGTCGTTGCATAACCGACTTCTGGTGATGAGGTGCTTATTAACTTACCATTAGTATCAAAATAAGCAGATCCTCTAGTATGTATTCCAGATACTGCCCAATCAAAATAAGCAGCGCCAATGTCTAATGTACCTTTTATTCCAGATACAACACTGTTTGTAATAGTTGCATCTGGTATATATGTCCAACGACCAGTGCTATCATCATAACCAAAAAATCCGGTTTTATTATTTGCAGTTCCTATGCCAGTATTATAATCATATGAAATACCTCTATCCGTATTTGTATCATATCCAGAAGTTATTGTTAACTGAGTTTCTGTAGAAATACCAGATCCAATAATTGTATCTTGTATGGTGATAATCTTACTAGAAGTATTAATACTAGTAATTGTTGTTAATCCCAGCGGAGATAAATTAGAAGATCCTGTTACAACATCATTAATATTTAAATTCGATACAGAATCTAGACGAATTGTATTAACACCAACAACCGCATTATTACCAACAACAGTTCTAATCTTATTAACATCACCAAGTTTTAAAATTACATCATCTACAAATACCTCTGTAGAGTTTATTGCGGTTGTATCACCATCAACCTGCAAATTTCCTTTAATAACAACAGTTCCCTGATTGCTTAGACCATCTGGATATGGATCAATATAAAGAGTATCTCCAGAAGTTGTTCTAATAAGGTCCGAAGATATGCCTACATTTCCGAAGAAAGATTCGCCATCAACATTTAATGTCCCAATAAATGTTGATACCCCAGTTACGTTTAAGTATCCATCAACATTCCATTCATCAACTTTTCTATTAATATCAAGAATGGGTACAAATCCATTCGCTGGAGTTGTTTTATTTTGTTTTCCTGCAACCTTTCCAGGTTGTAAGAACATATCTGTGTAATATCTACCACCAATTTCTCTGGGTACTTGATTTTGATCGCCTACAAATAATCTACCACCACCATTAGCAGTTAATGCTAATCCATCTGTATATGCTAATTCGCCATAATATAGTGTTGCTGGTGCCGTTGTACCCGTAGATCTTTTAACTCTTATAATACTAGCCACTAAAAGGTCCCCCCATTAATGTCTAGATTTTGGGAGTTGCCCGGAGTTAAATTTATGGTTGCTTGCCACTTTTGAATAGCAGAATTATATACAAGAACCATGCCATTAGTTAAAGACGTGAAAGAGTCGGCATCTACATCAAGGAGTTCTGGCAAAGAAAGAGCTTGTGCTCCAGCCAAAGAAGATATAACTTTTACCGCATTTTTTTGCCCAACTCTAACTTTTATATCTGCCATTAGGTAGCGACTCCCGCAAGTTTTATGCCTTCATAACCACGGAGATTTTTACAATATCAGGATCTAAAATATATTTATACTCAACTCACACCAAGGGTTGCTACAACTTCTTGTTGACGCAAATATAATTTGCAATAAAGTTTGGCAAAATTTTGAAGTTCTTCAAAACTCAATTCTTCGATCAATCTTACATGTTTTTCATATTCAAACATCTTATTAATACTTTCGAGAGTGATTTCATTTGGATCCATTGATTAACTCCTTTAAGAGAGATTTGATTTCATCGATGTCGTTTTTTATTTGATCTAATTCCTCCCTTTGTTTTTTCTTTTCACTTTTCATTTTAATATATTGAGAATAACCAAATGTATCAGTGTTGACAATAGCACCGGTCTTTTCATCTCTGAAAAGATTGGTATGTCCTTCTACGGGAATCATGCTAGTGCTATTGCCCTCAGATCTTTCAGTTTAACTGGATGTGCCTCATCTGTGCCGCTCATAACAATTTTTATTACAAATCCAGTAAATTGATCTAGACTTTCTGCGCTGAATTGGTACTCAAGGAATTCATTATCTTTACTTGCACGAACAAATGCATCGGGTAGACCACTATTTCTTGTTGAATCAACAATGGTATCACCAAATCCATCACCATCAGTGTCTTTCAAATTATCATATCCAGGGAATAATTCATAAACTGGTTGAATTTCACCAGAATCTGCTTTATAGAGTTTATAAAGAACTCTAAAATCTGCTGATGAATGGCGATAAGCTCCAATAAGAACTTTCAGAGATGACGCTGGTTGCTTTAAATTAATTCTATTAGAGATGTAAACTGCAGAATGTGGATCATCTGAGTTTTGATTTACTCTAGCATCATCTGGATAACTAACAATTGGGTTATTTACTCTATTTCTTGCTAAAGCTACAAAAGCAGTTTGTGTATCAACGACTGGTGAAAGATTGGGATCAACAGAACTCAAATT